CGACATTATTAATTGGTGGCCCAAGGTAAAGGATGGTGGCATGATGGTCGGAGATGATGTATCTTTGGAGTCTGTAAAGCAAGCTGCTTTAGATGGATTTGCGCATCATGGACTTAAAACATATAACATCTGTACGAAGTAGTGAAAGACGACATTATTAATTGGTGGCCCAAGGTAAAGGATGGTGGCATGATGGTCGGAGATGATGTATCTTTNGAGTCTGTNAAGCAAGCTGCTTTAGATGGATTTGCGCANCATGGACTTAAAACATATAACATNTGNAAAGGGGTTGAGGGATGGTTCTCTCAGATAAAAAACGACCGAAGCAACGAGATAGCGGACAGCTTGAAGCTAGTCCCCGGTCAAAACTGTATGAAGTCAAATGGCTAGACGCCTACGAAGAAAGTGCGGGTTGGCACAGTATTGAAGACGCTTTAAAGATGCGGCCCAAACCTGTTAACTCCGTTGGTTATGTCATCGACGAAACAGAAGACTATATAATTTTAGCAGGCGACCTAGATCCGAGATTGTTAAAAGGATTACCTGAAGAAGAAATAAAGAAAGTCCTAGACGACTCCGACTGTGGTCGCTTGACCGTGATCCCCGGGCAGTGGATCGTGAACAAAAAAGAAGTCAAGTAATTTATTTTAATTTTACAGTAGAAATTTTTCCACAAACTTTGATATACTAAAGGTTCGCATGAAACGGTATAACCTAAACATAGACTCCCTGCTCCCTACAGAACTCAGAAATCTGTATATAGCATCATTACAAAATAAATTATCCAAGGGCGAGTGTCCTTGTGGCGAAGACTGTGCTTGCGAAAAAGCGAAAGATCAGGGCGTAAAACTAGGCCAGCGTTAGTCGAGCTGCGGTCGAGTAGCTTTCGGTTCAATAATAAAAGCCTTCTCTAACATTGAGTCTACTTGGCTCAACATACTATCCCACTCTTCAGCAAGATAACCATTTACATTCCCGTCGTTGAAAGTCACTAAGACTTTGTCAACTGTATCTTTCAATACCGGATCGTACATTCGTTGTCGTTGGACAGCGAGGACGATTTTTGTTTTTATCTCGTTCAACATATTGTTGTCCTTGTAAAAGCGGGAGATCGAAAACAGGGAAATACTCCCGCTCTTATATAAAATTATATATATTTTTTAGATAAATTAATAGGGAAAAGTCAAGAGGAATTAAATAGATAATTAATTCCTATCGTCGACTTTTTTAATAGTTCTTCTGTCTATTTCTTTTTGAGCCAGCTTTACTATCTCCATTAACTCTTCAATTGTTAATTCTTTCATTGATTCTTGCATGTTTTTTCCTCTATTTTGAACCAAGGGAGCACTTACTATGCGGAGACATTATGTTAAAACCCCCTTGGTCGGTCTTGCGAGAGCAAGTCAGATCTCATCCATCTGATTTGGGAGGTAGACGTTTGAGATAATTACTGATTCTCGCTATCAGTAATCAAGAGAGAGCGAACCCCCTCTCTTCATTACTGAGCACTTCTCTTGTGTTCTTTCTTCCATTCCTTATCAACAAGCTGAGAAACAATACCTGAAATTTTTTTATCTTTCCCTGCCAGCGATTTTAACTTAGCGTGTGTTTCTAATCTCACGATAATTGATTTATATTTAGTTATATCTGTCATTAATATTCTCCTCGAATATAATCATCAATCAAACTTAAAAATTCTTCTGTTTGTTTTTTAAGAAGATCAAAGTCTATTTCTTTGTGTTGTTTTCTAAGGAGTTGAAACCCCTCTAATTCTTCTACTTTGTCGATCGCTATGACCGCTTCTTCTACTTTAGAATACAACTCTTTTAGTTTATTATCATACTCTAAAGCATATTCGTTTGACTTACTCATTATCTTTCCTTTCTATTCTATAAAGTATTTAGCTTTATCTCTGTTTCTATAATTATGAACATGAAGAATACTTCTTAAATTGTCCATGGTTTGATATGCGTCTTTCCACTCATATGGAAATCTCTCAAAGTTTTCTATGAAACGATACGTATCAAACTCTTTTACTTTTCTAAGTTTCATCAAGGCTCTGATAAAGTATTGTTTGTTCCAGATCTTAGGATCCATCCCAGAACTTTTTAACATTTTAATTAAGCCTTTGATCATTTCATATACCTCAAGCGGTAAAGTAAAATTACCTGATTTAAAATCATTAGTAGTGCATTTAACATCAGGCTTACCTTTTGAAAATTCAGTGCAGGCATGTAAAACAAAAGAGTGAGACACTCCTAGGTTTACAAGATCCATATATCTTTTGTAGAACTCATTATCTTCGGATACTGCGTAAGAGTTTCCAATATTAACTGATGTCCAATTTTTTTGATTTTTGTTTATAGCTCTTATCAAATCTAAAACTCTATTATCAGATGAGTAGATTTGATCCATTACATACCTAACAGGTATTCCTAAATTTTCACAAGCTTCTAGCCTGTGACCACCATCTAGTACACCTTTATCTTGAGTGACTAAGATAGGGTTCTTCAAACCAAACTGTTTGATTTCTTTTTGAAGTCTTTTGACTCGATCCTTTTCAATCGGTCTGTTCCCGTTAATTAACGAAAACATATTGTAGTTTTGTGTTTCGTGTATTTGAGTTTTCATTTTTTGTCCTTTTTCATTCTGAAGTTATATATAATAATATAGGATGTTTTCTATATTAGTCAAGCCTCTGTGAAAATTTTACAGCTTCAACCAAATTATCTGTGGGTATATCGCAATCTATATAGCCTTTTATAATAGTTTCTAAATAGCTTTCAGAGGGAGGAAAAACTAATTGCTTATCTACCATGCTATAGAACATTATTTTTTTAGGCATATTTTCATCCTGTGCCATATGATATTTTTTTGTATAAAGATTAGGATATCCCTCATATCTATCCAGAGATCTTTCACATTCATCTGTTATCTTAAACAAAGCTCCAACCACAGAGCTATCCTTAGATTGTTGCACATCTGCAACACTTCTAAATACAAGTTCGTGATCAGGTAGTTTATGAGCCCCTATATACTTTGATTTAGGGCATCTATATTTCATATGCTCATGATTCATATTGGAACCATAAGCAAAGTAATATGTCATTTCTTTTTTTTGCTTTCTATTAGCCATTCTTTTAGTGTTTCTCCTAACGATTGTGAGGCCAAGTCAATTTTGTTTCGTAAGCTATTTACGATATTTTCATCAACTGTTTTCTCACATATTATATCAATGTAAGTCACATTGTTCTTTTGACCGATTCTATGTGCTCTATCTTCTGATTGTATTCTTTTCTCTAAATCATAGTTATTAGAGTAGTACACAACAGTGTGAGCCTGTGTTAACGTTAGTCCGTAGCCACCGGTCTGTTGATTTGCTACGAAGAAACGAACAGGACTTTCTGGGTCCTGAAATCTTTTGACAATTTCTTGCCTATCTTTGTCTTTGGTGTCTCCAAAATATGTCACGACACTATCTTCTCCAAACTTCTTTTGTAGATTTTTTTCTATGTCAAAAATAGAATAGCGATAGTTCGCCCAAATAATAACCTTGCCATCTACTTCTTCCAAAACATCTAACAGTTCTGCCATACGATTATTCTTAATTGGAACGGGCGGTGTTCCGTCGTCCGTGGGCAGATAACCACACGTAATCTGATGAAGTCGAAGCAGCATGGTCATGGTATTATTAACCGATAATGTTTCTCCTTCTAACTGTGTGATCGCAAAGGTCGCTAGATCATTATAAACTTTCTCTTGTTCCTTACTTAGTTCAATGTGTCGAGGAGAATAAATCTTTGCAGGTAAGTCCAGACAATCTTCTTTCAATACTCGAAAAGAAAAAGATCCTAGTTTTTGAGAAAGTTCTTCAAGGTTTCGAAAGCCTACAATATGGTTGAAAGAATGTGTTGAGGAATGTCTTTTAACCTCGATCGCATAGCGAGCCTTATAAGCATAGTAAGAACTAAAACCTAGTAGATCTTCATCTAAAAATTGACACTGAGAATAAAGATCTAAAGGATTTTTTGTGACAGGAGATCCTGTGAGTATTCGACGATATTTTGCAAAGCGAGAAGCCCTTACTAAATTTTTTGTACGACTAGCATTTTGTGTTTTAATCGTAGTGCTCTCATCTACTGATAACAAGCTATTAGTTGAGTTTAAATATCTTGCTAAAAATTCTGCAGCAGGTTTGTTGGACAACGCTTCTATGTTCATTAAAAAAATATCTAGACCTTGAAAACTTTTAGATAACTCCTCAATATTTTTTTTGTCTTCTTTTGTTCGAGAACTTGGTGCCACCCAGGTAGTGACTCTTGTTTCAATGTGATCGGGCAAGTGCGCAGGAATTTCTAATCGCTCCCAATTGCGATACACACCTTTAGGCGCAATAACAACTGCAGCATTGATCTGTCCTTGATCATAGAGCATTGCAATATTATCAATTAATACTTTTGATTTACCTGTTCCCATTTCCATGAAGTAGGCAAAGTTTGTTTTGTCCCAACTACAACCTAACGCTTGTAATTGATGATTAAACGGTTTCGTTTTAAAATTCGGATACATAGTTTTTTACTTTCTAATTTCTTTATATAGGATAACCTATATCGTTGTCAAGTTTTTTGAAGAACAAAAAGAAGTCATATATAAATCTGGGTTCTTTATATTGTTATAAATATAATTAGCTGCTACTCTGCACTCCTCTAAAGAATTAAAGGTACTTCCATATTGTTCTTGAATACAGGTCTTTTCCAAAGAAACAACAGGATCATTCAGGCATAGCCATATCAGCATAAAATATTTCATCATTGAAATTGTACCTGAAATATCTTAAAGTGAAAATAATAAACGAAAGAAAGAGAATGAATAAAGTATTTATAACAACGAACACTAAGTTGCCTAATGGTGGATATCGTGACGTTTCAGATTGTGAAAGATTCGGAACACCTATCATTATGTTTGAAAACCCTAAACAAATACAAGTAAACTCAACACGATTTGCTTTTGCAGTGGAGAAAAAATTAAAAGATTTCACATCAAAAGATTATTTATTATTGATGGGAGATCCTGTTTTAATAGGGATAGTTTGTGCTGTCGCTGGAAAAATTACAAATAATAATTTTAAAGTCTTGAAATGGGACAGAGAGAGTGCTATATATATTCCTATAACAATAGAATTAAAATAAGGAGTCTAAAATGGGTCTATTAGATAAAGCCTACGAGCAATCTAAACTTAATACGTTAGATAGTTCAGAAGTAAAAGATGTTGGTGAAGCATGTAATGAACTTGATGATGTTCGTCAAGCGATCACTAACAAGGAAGCAGAGATTAAACAACTCAAAGACAGAGAGTATCAATTAGAAAATGAAGTGATACCAAGTTTCTTTGAGACCGCCGGCGTCTCTTCTATTAGTTTGATGGATGGTAGTAAAGTTTCTATCAAAGATCAAACAAGAGCTAACATTACACAAGAGAACGAAGACTATTGTTTTGATTGGTTAAAACAATCAGGTCTTGATGATGTTATTAAAAATGAAGTGAAGTTGACATTCGGCCGTGGACAAGATTCCGATGCTCTAAATATTATGGGCGAACTACAAGATCGTGGTTTGTATCCTAGTAATAAAAAAGCAGTAGCATGGAATACCTTAGCTAAACTCGTAGAAGAACAGATTGGAAAAGGATCAATGCCGTCTGATGTTCAAGCTAAGTTCGGGGTTTACTCCCAGAAAAAAGTAAAAATTGATCGTAAAAAATAACAAGGAAAAAACAAAAAATGACAAACACAAAAGCAAATGGTGCGGTCACCACAAAGACCGAAAATCTACCTGCTATGAACTTCGACAGTCTTGAGAAGTTTGCAGGTACAGGACTTGATACCATCACCACTGATGATATCGCAACACCAAGACTTAAAGTCTTGGCACAAATGTCTCCAGAAGTTGAAGATATTGAAGGCGCAAAAGCTGGAATGATCTGCAATTCTGTGAGCAAAAAAGTATACTCAGGGCAAGACGGAATTAAAGTTGTTGTCTGTGGGTATGACAAAGTATGGTTGGAATGGACAGATAGAGGAAAAGGTTCCTCTGCTCCTGTTAATATCTTTTCTCCAAAAGAAAAGCCAGCTAACGCAGTACGTGGAGATGACGGAAAATTCCGTCTAGAGAACGGCAACTACTTAGAAGAGTGTGCAAACTTTTACGTGCTTCTTTTAAATGGTGGAGTAGCTCCAGAGCCTGCAATCATATCAATGAAAGCAACGCAGTTAAAAGCTGCAAGAAGTTGGGCCTATAGTTTGAAGAATGAGTTCATTCAAAATCCAAAAACTAAAAAGCTTTTCTTAGCTCCTTCTTGGTATCGTATTTACAACCTATCAACGATCAAGCAATCTAATGATAAAGGTACTTGGTATGGTTGGGTTGTAAACAAAGATGATTTCCTCGATAACGAAGGAACATTTGATATGGCGGCTAACTTCAATGAATCAGTCAGAGGCGGTAAAGTCACACCGAAGTATGATGATGAAGCTGAAAGTTCAAATAGCTCCGAGGATATTCCATTTTAATGGACGAAAGGGTCTCTAAATTTAAAGAGATCTTTCTAGGGTTGGAGCGTGCATACGGTACGTTCCAGCCTAAAGAAAGTCTCCGAGAAGACAATAAAGCAGAAGGCGAAACTTGGATTCGCAAGAAACCTTTAGAAGATTCTCTATGGCAAAATCACCTTTCAGGTGAATGGCCAAGCCTCGGTATTTTTCCCATTAATGATGAGGACAAATGTCGTTGGGGATGTATTGATGTAGATGAGTATCCTTTAGATCATGTATCTATTGCTAAAAAATTAGCAGAGAAAAAATTACCTTTTGTTGTATCTAAATCTAAAAGTGGAGGCGCACATATCTTTTTATTTTTTAAAGACTATGTCCCTGCAGGGTTAGTACATAACAAGATAAAAGAATTAGCAGCCTTCATGGGTCTTGGTCACTGTGAAGTATTTCCTAAACAAGAAAAATTATTACGAGAAGGAAATCCTAATGATTGGGAAGTAGGAAGCTTTCTTAATATGCCTTATCACAATGGTCTTGAGCATACTGAACGATACGCTTTCAGTGGAGAAGGAAACACTTTAAGCCTTGATGAATTTTTAAAAGAAGTAGAAGAAAAATCTATTACAGTTGATGAATTAAAAAAACTTTCCTTGAAAAAAGAAAACTCAGAATTTTCAGATGCCCCTTATTGCATTGAAGCTTATCTCACTGAAAACAAAACAGTGCAACCCGGTAGTAGAGATAACTTTCTCTTTCAATATGCTGTGTATGCAAAGAAAAAATATGGAGAGACATATGAAGAAGAGGTTCATAAATTTCATCATAAGTATTTTGAGGACCCACTTCGACCAAAAGAAATTGAAAAAATTATTAAGCAAGCAGATAAAAAAGATTGGGGATACAAATGTAAAGATCAACCGATGTGTTCCTTTTGTAATAAATCAAAATGTCGTATTAGAAAGTATGGTGTAGGAGATAGTAATATTGTTAGTGATATTGGAAATGTTATTCAGTATGGAGACAATGAAGATACTATCTATCATGTCACTGTTAATCAGGAACAAACGATTGTTTGTGGTATAGAAGAGCTCTATGATCAACACAAGTTTAGAAAAAAATGTCTTGTAAAACTAGGCTCTATGCCTTCTATGATGAACAGGAATGACTGGGATTATTACATCACTGATATTGTATCTAAAGCAATTAAAGTTAAATCAGAATTTGAAATGACACCAGAGGGTGAATTTAGAAATGTTTTATCAAGATATATTTCTAATCAAGCAAACGCTATGGATATAGATGACATTCTTAATGGTCAGTGTTTCGTGGATGATGAAGAAAGCAAAGTGTATTTCCGTATGGATCAGCTTCAGGAATATATGCGTAATCGTCGATACATTGCTCTTAGTTCTAATCAAATGGGTATTTTTCTCAGGAATTTAGGTGGGGACTATTCAAAAAGAAAACTCAATGGTAAAGCAGCACAGCTTGTTTGGTGGGTACCTAGTGAAAAATTCGCTAATAAAAAAGTAGTAGAAACTCAAGAAGAAAAACAAGAAGAGGTAATTCCATTTTAGATAACGTTTGTAAAATAATTGGACCTCCAGGCACAGGTAAAACAACAACACTATTGCGTTTAGTAGAGGAGCAATTGTCCTTGGGCCGTGAGCCAGATAGAATTGGCTACTTTTCTTTTACCAAGAAAGCTACACAAGAAGCTATCGACAGAGCTTGTACTAAATTTAAAGTTTCTCGCAAAGATTTAAAATGGTTTCGAACACTACATAGTTTAGCTTATCAGTGGCTTGGTTGTACATATACCGACATGATACAAAAACAAGACTACAAAGATTTTTATAATCAGCACGGTATTGATATTTCAAAGTCTATTAAAACAGATGATGTTCCTTTTGGAGAAGAAGACTCAGGACTATCTTTAATAGATCTGTATCGTGTAAAAAATACATCACTAGAAGAAGAGTTTAGAAATCATGGACACATTAAAGGTGGTCTTCAAAGACTACAAAGAATAGACAAGCTCTATCGTTTATTTAAAAATCAAAGAGGTGTTAAAGATTACACAGATTTAATTACAGAGTTTAATAAAGTAGCTCAGTCTCCTCGATTAGATATCGTTATTGTAGATGAAGTACAAGACTTGAAACCGAATGAATGGGAGATGGTTAATATTATGATGAAACAAGCAACAGCTACCTATCTAGCAGGGGATGATGATCAAGCTATTTATTCTTGGAGTGGCGCTGATGTTTCAAAATTAATTGATTTGGACTGTCATTTGCAAGTTTTAAATCAATCATATAGAATACCAAAAACAATATTCGCAAAGTCGAACAATCTTGTGTCTAGAATAAAAAAAAGAATTAACAAAGAATGGCAACCTCGAAAAGAAGAGGGAAAAATTCGCAATACAAACTTTGAAAGTATAGATCTCAATGAAGGTCAGTGGTTAATTCTCGGTCGAACAAATTATTATATTGATGAAGTATCAAAAGAGTTGAAAAATAAGGGTTTTTTCTATGAAAAAAATAATAGATTGTCGATTAGCAATGATATTGCCACAGCTTATCGCTCGTGGATAGCCTTACAAAAGAACGAAGAAATTTCTTACTCACATGTAAAGATCATGTATCAGTTCATGTCAGTGGGCAATGGCGGTGTGTCGAGAGGCAAGAAAGGATTACCAGGCGCTGATATGGAATCACAATATTCTTATGAAAGCTTATCAAAAGAATGGGGCCTCAATACACCTTTAAACTATTCTTGGGAGGTAGCGCTTATAAGAATTACAGAATCAGATAGAAATTATATTAAACATATACTTAGAAGCGGGCATGAGTTAGACGAGAAACCTAATATAAAACTTTCAACTATTCACGGTGCTAAGGGTGGAGAAAGTCAGAATGTTATTTTATTTTCAGATATCTCAAAAAGAATTAACGATAACATGTGGGCTAATAGAGATGATGAACGTCGTGTTTTTTATGTAGGTATGACACGAGCTAAAGAAAATTTGTACATTATTCCTTCTACTTCGCCTTATGAATTTGAGGAGATACTAAGATGATATTTGAACAACAAATGGACTTATTAAAAAAAGATAATAAACCAGAATGGACACGACCAAGTTTTCCTGATGTCACAGGAATACAACAAGTAGCAGTAGATTTAGAAACGTACGATCCTCAGATTAAAAATCTTGGTGGTGGATGGGCGACGAACAAAGGTTTTGTTGTTGGTGTCGCTGTTTCTTTCGATGGCTTTGATGGATACTTTCCTGTGCGCCATGAAAGAGGCGGAAACTTTTCAGAAGAAGAAGTAAAGAAGTGGCTTCGAAAATTATTTAAACAAGATCCTATTGTAATTTGTCATAACGCTGTCTACGATTTAGGTTGGCTTCGTCGTTGGGGTGTCGATTGTACTGTCACTAAAGTATACGATACGTTGATCGCAGCTCCTTTAGTTGATGAAAATAGATTTAGTTATAGCTTGAATAATTTATCTAAAGATTATTTAGGGGAAAGAAAACAAGGAAATATTTTAGAAGACTTTGGTAAAGAACATGGCTTCAAAGCAATTGAGAATATGCATTTAGTTCCTGTAGAATATGCGGGCATTTATGCAGAACAAGATACTAGACTTACACTGAAGCTTTGGGAAGTTCTACGGGTTGAAATACAAAAGCAAGGGCTTACTGATATCTTTAATTTAGAAACAGATCTACTGCGCCTGCTTTTAGAGATGCGTTGGAAAGGTGTTCGTGTTGATTTAGAGCAAGCAGAAAAGACAAAGAAATTTTTTAAATCAGAAGAAGAAAAAATTTATAGCAATATTAAAAAAGAAACAGATATTAAAATTGATGCCTCAGATATTTATACTGCTGCATCTCTACAAAAAGTATTTGATAAGCTAGGGGAAAAGTACGAATACACAGAGAAAAATAAGCAAGCTAAGATTAGCAATACAGCTATGAAAGAAAGTGAGAATCCTTTGATTCAATCTTTATCAGTGGCTAGAGAATATAATAAAGCGCATACAACCTTTATTGATTCTATTTTAAAACATCAAGTTGATGGTCGTATTCATGCAGAAATTAATCAATTAAAAGGGGAGTTTGGAGGCACGGTCAGTGGGCGGTTGTCGATGAACAATCCTAACCTACAACAGGTCCCAGCTAGAAACGAAGCGATCGGTCCTAAGATACGATCTCTCTTCTTACCAGAAGAAGGGGAGAAATGGGCTTCCTTAGATTATTCTCAACAAGAGCCTAGACTCCTCGTACATTATGCTAAAAAACACGGTTTAGAGGGCGCCGACACCATGATTAAGTTCTTTCGTGATGGAGAGGACTTTCATCAAGTGACAGCAAATATGGCAGAGATTTCAAGGAAAGAAGCTAAAACAATTGGACTTGGTTTGATGTATGGCATGGGTATAGCTAAATTAGCAGCATCTCTTGACATCAGTCAGGAAGAAGCCAAAGCTTTGAAGAAAAAATACAACGATAATGTTAATTTTTTAAACAATATAATTGTTCGTGCTACGCGATACACGGAACAGAATGGATATATTAATACATTGCTCGGAAGAAGATGTCGTTTTGATTTGTGGGAGAATAAAGATTTTCACGATAAACGAATGATGTCTCATGAAAATGCCAAGAAAACTTGGCAATGGAATGAAATGAAAAGAGCAGGGACCTATCGTGCATTGAATAGGTTAATACAAGGTTCAGCAGCAGATCAAACCAAACAAGCCATGGTGAATCTGTGGAAGGATGTAGGGGTTATTCCTATGATTCAAATACATGACGAACTCAACGTCTCCGTAACCAGCGAGACCCAGGTAAAAGAGATTAAAGAGATGATGGAGTCTGCTGTTGAACTACACGTACCTGTCAAGTGCGATGCAGAGATAGGGAAAAATTGGGGAGATATTAAATGAGAATAATTTATCAAAGTGGAGAACTTAAACTCAGCTTAACGAAACAAGAAATAAAACACATTGTAGATAGCTCTGGTAATCCAGTGACTATGGACATTAAGATGTTAAAAGTTTTACATGAGGATATATCTGATTGTGTTAAAGCTCATTGGTCTAATGTAGAAGTGTGGGAAGCTATAGAAGAACACCTAGCGTCTCAAAAAAGCATAAGCAAAAAAGAAAAATAAGTATTATATTCTCTTCGAAATAAACCAAGGAGATAATAATGTTTAACTTAACCAACAAAGCAAAAGATCATTTCTTAAACTTCTTTAAGCAAGAAGATAAAGATGAATCCATCAAAGAATTCTGCCAAGCAGAGTACAAAAAAGATTGGTACGCAGCGTATAGATTTTTTAAAGAAGAAGGTCAGTTCCCTAATTTTATTAGAAGAACTCTTTAAGAGTTTGCAACAATTTCAGCTAAGGCTTCGCATCTCACAGGGGTTTGCGAATGCCATCTGGAGTCCTTCATTTGACTTTTAGCTTCCTGCTTATCCCCATTTGATAATGCTTTCCACATCTTTTTAAACTTCGAAACACCTGTTTTTCCTAATTGAAAAACCATTTCAACTAATACATGCTCAATTTGTTGAGGCAGTCTTTTATCTCCTCTGTAATTTTCTGATATTAATTGCTCTGCTCCTGCACAGGCTCTATTGAGATCAATTAAAAATAGGTCTTCTATTTCCTCTTGATCTATTTTAACACCTTCTTTAAATCTTTTTCTTTCATGTGCTTGTACTAGGTGCCCGATTCCTATCGTGGCCTTTCCCAAGCTGTCTAGATAAACAGTGTCTACACAACCTTCATGGTCTCGTATTCTTGCTTTTAATTCGTCAGTAATTTTAATTGTATTCATCTTGATCCTATGCCCCAATGCTCTTCATGAGGGTCTTTTTCCTTTCTTTTAAATATAAATGTACTTATTAAATTTCTAATGTGTGTAAATATTCTCATATTATCTGACAGATAATATACCAGTTCCATAAATGTTGTTAGTACTTTTTTGCATTTCTGCTAATCTACTATCAACGGAACCACCTTCAGCTCTAAAGATTGACTCTTCACCAAATATTTCATTTGATTTATTTAAAGCATCATCAAATTGTTGATTACTAATAGAACTTACTTGTCCGTTTTGAATTTGCATGTTGTTTTGATTGTTGTTACCAACATCTGATGCCATTATCTCTGCTAATAATTCTCTTTGATCAGGAGGCATTACTTTAAACCCAGGTGGTTGTTGAGGTAATCCATAGAATGTTGAAGGTACCATTGTATCTAATTGTGTTATACCTTGTTTAATTAAATCTGCTTGTTGTTTAGCAGTCATTTGTTCTTTTTCAGTAAGAGAAATATCCTGTAGTTCAGGATCTTTTAGTATACTTAATTTATGTCTTGAGGGATTTGCAATTTTTTCTTTTTGAACATCTGTTAAAGCGCTTATCTTTTCACCAAGCTGTTGTCTTTTTTGATCAACAGTATCTGATAAACCTCTAAACGCATTGACAGCTAAACCAAATAATCCACCGGAACCTAGATACTGTTGTGCTGCTTGACCAACACCTTGTGCAAGACTACCTAATCCAAAACCAATATCTCCCATGACTTCTCTTGTCGTAGGACCATATTGCTGAACTAATCTTTGTCTTTCTTGCTCTAACGTTCTAGGAGCATCTAGCTTCATTTGAGTGACACCCGTAACACGACTTCCTGTATCTGTATAAACAGGCTTTGTGTATAGGTTTTTGAATCGCTGAAGTTCATCAGCTTGCTTCATTCTTCTAGCTGCTCTGTCGTCAGAGACATCTGGTCTGTTGGAAAAGAATTCTTTACGGCCTCTAGCAGCGTCTAAATCTCTAGCGATATCTGCTTTACTCGTTCTAGCTCTACTGATATTCGCTCTTGTTTGAGCCGCTCTACTAGTCGGTGCTGACCCTGGCGGGCCTCCTGACGGCCTAGAGGGTCTACTAATATTAGCTCTTCTTCTACGTGGTGGTGCCATTAACTTAATTTTCCTATAGCCCTATTAGTTGGGTCTGTTATTGTTCCTTGCCTAAATCTAACATCTACATTAGCGTTTGTCGAGCCTTGTCCTTGTCCGGTGACAATGGTTCCTGGACCAGTGTTCGTGGTTGGTCTGGTTAAGAAGTCTAATCCCTCTAAAATAGAACCAACTCTAGAATCAGTTGGCTGAGAAACATCAAAATCTAAATCATTATCTAATTCTTTTCCTAAATTTTGATTTACATACTCTATGATAGAAGTAATAGCATCATCCATCGGATTGTAAATTGGTTCTCCTGTTTCTGTCGCTAATTTTTGAGCGTTTTTAAAGAATGTTTGTAAAACATTTTTACTAGGAACATAAGGAGAATACGTATTATTTAATAATGCTCCTCTATCTTTTTTAGGGATTCTTTGAAGTTCATTCATGATTACATTTTCAGAAATACCTAAAACTCTTGCTGCTTGAACATTCTGAGACATCTGTTGAAAATATTTTTGTCTCATCATCTCTGATCCTAAGTATTGATTGAATACTTCTTGTGGAGAAACTTTTCCACCTCGTAAAGTATCTCCTAAAAAACTTCCTCTTGCTGATGAAAGTCCTTTGTTGAAATCAGAAACCATAAACTTTAAAGACTTTGCAGGATCGAGTTCAATATTTCTAAACCCAAAAATACCCGCGACTTCATCACCTAAATCATAAGTTTGTCCGTATTTATCTGCTATATTAAAAGGAGCACTAGATATTCTTTGAATACTTTTTAAAGAGCCTGGAGCAAATGTTTCTACAACATGCATTCCAGCTTTATAAACTTTTTCTCCAATAGGATCTCCTTCTCTAAACACCTGTGTATTCTCTCTTGTTCTTCCTCCTCTTACAAAAACATCTGTCACTGCTTCTATAAAGATAGCTTCTGATACAAAGGGTTTTGCAAGTTCCGACATAGAAACAATTGCAGAGTCGGTTAAAGTTTTAAATATTTTCTCTTCTGTTTCTGTTCCTTTGGATATCTCATTAAGAGCTGTTGTAACAGGTCTGATCAAACTATCGTAAGGATAGATATAAGAAAGGTCTAAATATTGTGGCCTTCCTGATTCGGAGTCAATT